CGGTCGTATCGCCGGGAATGGTTACAACATTGTATTGCGCAACGTCAGCAACATTGTGCGTGTAGGACGTAACGTAAGCACGGTTGTTGGTCGGCGCGTTGCGAATAGAAACGGTGTAGGTGCCGGGCCGGTGATGCCGCGTCCAAAAACTGATGGTGATGGGTTGCGCGTTCGCCGTGCCCCATGCCAGCCGCGCCGCTCGGTAGCCTTCTATTTTTGTATTGAGAAAATCGAAGTCGCCCGCAGCCAATGATGGCACCGCGGTTTGTATCAGACCAACAATGCAATTGGTGTAGCCGGGGAAATTAGCGGCATCAGGATACGCGCCGTAATTGACAACATTGGTATTATCACAGTGCCAGCCGTCGCACACAAAGCGATTGGTGATGGGATTGCTAAACCCTAATTCCTGACTGATGTCGATTGCGCCGTTGACCTGAAGGCCGAGGTAGGCCATCGCATCGAACGGCGCGGCGTAAATATTCTGCCGCGCCTGTTGTCGCTGCGGTGTGCTGAGTGATTGCGCTGCATCATAGCGCACCGAGCCGCTAATGCCGGGATCGGTAGGATGGACGTGATCCTCCCGCGCATACTTGCCAGAGGTGCCGACCAGCGCGGGCGTGGCATCGGCCAACGGCAACGCGGTCGCGGGCGCGGCACCGCTGATATTGCCGCTATTGGTTGTCCATTTGGCACCGTCCCATGTATAGACCGGCTGACCGGCAACAGGCGGCGACGGGTATTGCTGGCCGACCGTTGGCGAGGACGGGAAATCGAGTGCCATGTCAGCCAGCCTCTAACGCTTCAATGCGCGTCATCGCCTCTTGCAATGCTTTGGTCAGCGCGGCGATCACCGTCCAGGGATTCGGGCTTTGCACGCCGTTTGGCATATCCTTCCTGCCGGTCGCGGCACTCTCGATCATTGTCTCCTGCAATTCGTGCGCGATGAAACCCCATCGCTCGATGTCGTCGGCGGGGAAAAATGCCTGACCTGCCGCCTTGGCTTTTTCTATTTCCTTCGGCGGCGTGTATTCGGCTTGCGTGTAGCTGATCGGCTTGAGCGCCCTGACCGTTTCCCATGTGCTCGGGAGCGGTGTTACGTCTTTCTTGATGCGGTAATCCGAAATGAAATAAATGTAGCCCATATAGGTCGAGTTGACGTAGCTCAGGAGATTGCCGCCGCTCCAGAGAAAATTGAAATAGTCTCCGCTGATGTAATTACTGATGCCCTCCTTGCACGCAAAACCGCCGATAGCGCCGCCGCCCGGTGGCACAAAATTGCCGGTCGTCAGATAGATTGGCCCGCCAGCAACCGTGTAGGCGGCCCCGTCATAGAGGAAATATGCATTGCCGGTATTGCCGTAAAAATAAATGCCCTTGCCGGGTGATGCCAACTGCCATGACCACACATTTTGATTTGATTGCAGTCCGCTGCTAATGGTGTTTCCGTTGACATTCAGGCCCCTGGTAAAACCAAAGATGCTGCCGTCAAAGGTCAGATAGTTCGCGCCGCTGGTGCCAAAATGATAGGTGCCGGTGGTCGCCGTAGTCCCCGCAAAGAAATCGGGCGCGGTGAGCGCCCCCGTCATCGTATCGCCGGATCGGCTGACCCGCCCATCGACGTATTGCTTGGGTGCTGCTTGCAGGTTGGTGGTCGGGTTGCCCGGCAAGACCAGCGGCCCTGTCATGGTGTCGCCAGCCGGATTGATCGACTGCGACCATGCGCCGTTGAGCCGCCCGTAGATTTTTCCGTCGATGGGCGCGTCAGCTAATCCGCCGCCGCCCGCATGGGCATCAACATATTGTTTGGTCGCGGCATCAAGATTGTTGGCCGGATTGGCCGCGAGCGTCAGCGGCCCGGTCATGGTGCCGCCGCTGGTGGCAACAAATCGCGACACGTCCGGTTGCGGCGAGGCAATCACCCATTGCGTCGAGGTGCCATCGTTGAAATTGACGTAGAGAAAGCCGCTGATGGTGTCGAACCACAGCGCGGTATCGGCGGCCCCGGCTGGCGGTGTGTTCGCGCAAATCGCCGTGGCCGTGCCAGCCGGCCCTACGGGTCCTAATGGGCCCGGTGGTCCCTGCGGCCCTGCCGGTCCCGGCACCGTCGAGGCCGGTCCTGTCGGTCCCGGTGGTCCTCCCGGTCCTGTCGGTCCCTGTACGCCGGGAGGACCAGGAAACCCCTGCGGTCCCGCCGCGCCGGGATCACCTTTTGAACCGGTCGGCCCTGGCGGCCCTGGCGGCCCCATTGGCCCGTGCTCACCTGTGGCTATCGTTTCAATATCATCCGGTGCCAGCACAACAATGGTGTCGGCTTCGTCGGACGGTGTGATCGCGACGTTGTAATCGGTAATGACCTCGACAAGGCTCATCGCGTCGGACCCGCGTTATTGGTAAGTGTGCCGCTCCAGATTTTTGTCTTGAGGGTTCCTTGCGTCATGATGTTGGAGTGATCAAAGCTGCCGAGGCCGAGATGCGCGAGCGTGTCCTGCGTGATCAAGATTGTAAAAAAGCCATGCAACGGATCGGTCATCACGATTTCGCCAGTGTCGGTGCCGAGCCGCAACAACGCCTCGGCGTCCTCGGCGTGGCGACGGAGCATCATTTCCAGCGACGCACCGGTCATGTCGATCGGCGTGTTGCTCGGTGTCTGGACGTATTGAAACATGCGGTAGAAATCCGCGTCGTTGGTGACGGTGATGTTGACGGTCGCCATGATTACGGAAACACGTTTGAGATCGCGGCAAAGGCCGCATCGACCTCCGCCAGCGTCGTGACACTGCCGCCGTTGATGTTGGTGACGGTTGTGCTTTCACAGGTGAAACAGGATTGCACGAACGTCGCCATTTCCTGCAACACATGCGCGAGTTGCGTTTCGTTTAGCTGGATGAATGTCCCGTCAGCCAGTTTCCAGTCGGTGATATGGCCGGGATTTGCCACGGCATAATCATGCGCGCTGGACACCGTATTGCGCGACACCGGATCGGTCAGGTATGGCTTGCCGCCGATGGTGCAACCGCCGCTCGCTTTACGAAAGCGCGCGTCGGCTGCATAGGCGGCGAGTTGTCCATGCGTGTAGGTCGTCGGCGTCGGCTGGATGAACGTGTCGGTTGCATTGAACATCCATGCTGGCAGAATGTTTTGCGGCTGCAACGTAACAGCAAGGTCGGCCTCGCTGGCAATCTGTGATGGCTGATTGACGTTGAGCCACGCTACATAGTCGGGATCATTTGGCGCAATGATGGTGTTGCTCACGCTGAAATAAACATTTGCCCCGGCGATAACCCAATAGTGATTACGAAAGTCGATCATGAATATTGCCCTCCGCTTGCGGTCACACCCGGCTGATCACCGGGAAAATAATTCGGCCCCGACCCGCCGCTGCTGACGACGCCATTCGTACTAGCCAGATAGCGCGGGCCAAACGTCGCGCCACCAAGATTGATCGCCGCAAATCGCAGCGACACAATCGCGGTGTATGACGCGACGACAAACGCGCGACTGAAAGTAAGACCACTGTTGAGGTTGATCGTCGGCCAGGTCACTTCGTTGGTTTCACAGAACCCGCCGAATATTCCCTGCACAAAGCACGGCGTATTTAATTCGAGCCAGAAAGTCCCTGACAAAAGAACCGATGCGCTGCCCCCGGCGTTGATACATCCATCATTGCAAATGCCGAACGCGATATTTTGCGCGTAGCCCTGACCAGCATCGAAAGTGAGCCCCTTGCCGGGATCGGCAACGGCAGCAGCCAGCGACTGCAAGCGCAATCCATTGAAATGATACCAAGGCCCGTAAATCTGAAATGTCGAACCGGAATTGCAGGTTATTGTGACGGCTTGCGGCGAGGCCGCATTGCCGGTGATGTAAATATTGCCGCTGCCGTTGATGACCGGGCAGACAATCGAAGTCGCGGTGACATAGGTGCCGTTGGCAATAAATATGGTGATGTCAAAACCATTTTGATTAAAGATGGAACACACATTGATGGCGTGCTGAATGGTGAGAAACGGTGTCGCGGCGGTCAGGCCGTCATTGCTGTCGCTGCCGTTGGTGGCGACGAAATAGGTGCGCGGCGCTTGCAAGCGCGGCTGCGCGTCGGTGCCGAACACCTGAAATGCGTTAGCAGGCCCGTCATAAACCGCCGCCACCATGTCGCCTGCCAGCCAATCGGCGGCGCGAATATCAAGGTTATTCCTGCCGCGCATCCGCTTGTTGCCAAGCCCATTGATGTTGATAACGGACGGCCCTTGCGGCGTGTTCGCTGCCTTGAAGCGCACCATCATCCCATCGGTGTAGGCAGTCGGTGCTGGCGTCAGCGTCAACACAACATTGTTGACTGATCCTGTATCCGGTGAGAAGGCGACATGACCGCCCTGGATGCCGCGACCAAGCTGGTGCAGGTCGGCATCGGTCGGCGTCAGGCCGCTGTCGGCAATGAAATTAACGATCTCGCGTTGCGGGTTTTCGATAGAGGCAGCAGGAGGAATTGACCCCATCGTCCCGGTGGATGGATTGCCATTGATATAGGCGGCGTTCGGATCCGACACGCCATAGGGCTGCTCGTATTTCATTGACGCAATTCCTCTCTCTAGGGCAGCCGGTGACAGCCGCCCGAGGTTTTCAGATCAAAGGCAAGGTGAGTGAGTTACGGAGTCCCAGCCATCGGATCGCCGGGCTGGCTCAAGCCGGAATAGTCAAAGATGATGTGCGTGTGTGCAGGCTTCCAGCGATTGAGCAAACATTCCAGATCGTCTGCGAGGCCAATGCGCAAATGCGGATCAACACCAGTCTGGCCGCTGGCGCAGCGAAACCAAGTCAGCTTGGCTTGGCCAACATGCACGGTCCAATAAAAGCGGTTGGTATCAGGACCAAGCCCGTAATAGGGATACTCACTCAGCTCACCATCGGCCACCGGGGCATCGCCCACGGCCCCCATGATGGGCACACCCCATTCATTGCGCATCGGGTCAGGCGGCAGCTCACCATAAACGCGCGCATCACCGACGCGATCCATGCCGACGACGAAGGTGCGATATTCCGTGATGCTGATAGTGTAGCCAATCTGTGCAGCCACACCGATAAAGAACTCGCGCGACTGCGCACCCTGCATGGTCATACGCATGATCAGCGCAAGGTGGCGCTCATCAATGCTCTGCGGCGCGGTGTAGCAGGGATCAGGCAGGCCCCAATTGCGCTCCCAATCCGGCAGCAGCTCTATGGTCTGGCGCGGGTCGCTTTCGCGCTCGAGCAGATCGGCAGCGCGCCCATCGACAAACCCCCAAAATTCACAGAGGCCTTTGCAGACTTGCACCAGCAGGCTGTCGAAATGGCGCGGCCATGCCTGGCCCTGCGGCAGCAATGCCAGGAAGGCTTCTGTGTAGTCAGAGCCGGGCCTGCGCACATGCCGGTCACTCATGGCATCACTCGAAAAGGATTGTTTCGAGTACGGCCATGTGGCCGAGCGACGGCATCACATAGTCAGCAGTGGTCACAAGATTGAATGACTGCACGGCAGGCGCATTCATAATCGCGTAGCTGACCCATGATGCATAGATGGTCTGGCCTGGTGCGGCTTGAACAAACAGCATGTCACGAATGCTCTGCTCAATTTGTGCCCGCGACTCGGCATTGTCGGGAACCAGATTGATGATGGTGATGTCAATAAATTCCTTGATCGGTGCCAGCACATAGCAATCCTTGACCGTCACCGGGCGCTTCTGCTCGATGTAGGTATCAACTGCAACGATGTCGTCGGGCGTCGGCCAGCCATCATCACTGGCGCGCAAATCATCCATCAGGAAGCGCACCGTGATGGTGCCAACACCTTGCTCAGGGGCAGCCCAGGCGCGGGTCACGCCATTGACTGCCAGCGCCCACTGCTCATAGTCGGCCTCAGAGCCACCCATCGGAGGGTTTTGAATACGCCGCAGGATGCGCTGGCGCAATTCATTGTCTGTCTCGGCATCAGCTCCCCCGGTCAGCGTGACCACGATGGCCGTGCCATCAACACCCGGCAGAGCCG